CGGGCAGGAGGTCAATCGCGGCCTGGTTGCCCAGCGCCTGAACGCCCGCGGCGATGAGGTCTGTCGTTGCCGCCTTCAGCACGAGGTTTCGGACTTCTCGGGTGCGGGCGTCGACGCGCAGCTGCGGCCAATAGGCCGCGATCAGCCGGTGCGCGGCCACGCGATCGGACGGCACGGGTGCCGCACCGAGCGCGCGTCCCACCTGCGCCATCTCTGCGAAGTAGCGATCCTGATCCGCCGCCGACATGCCGGGTTCGACATATCGACGCCAGGCGTTCAGGAAGCTCGTGGCCGCGGTGACATGGACCCAGGCCAGCAGCGCGGGATCATTCGCAGCGTAGGGCGTTCCGTCCGGCAGCGTGCCACACACCCGGTCATGAATGCTGCGGACGCGCGCGATCACCGCCTCGGCCTCATCGCGCCCGCCGTAGGTGGTCAGCGCGATGAATCGCGCCGTGCGGCGGAGTCGGCCGTGCAGATCGGTCCTGAAATTGGAATGGTCCCACACGCCGGCCAGCACGGCCGGATGCAGCATCTGCAGCAACAGGGAGGAAATGCCGCCGACCATCATCGAGGTGACGTCGCCATGGACGCGCCACGCCACAGCCGTTGGGCCGAACAGGCCGTCGGCGCGGCGCGTGACCGGGGCCTCACCCCGCGAGCGGTCGTTGAACAGCGCGATGACCCGGCCGGCGATGGCAGCCTTGATGGAGCGCGCGACGTCTGACTGCGGCGCGCGAGGCGGCGCTTGTTTCATGGCGATGAGGTAGTGCCGCGCAGGAGCTCTGCCAGCCTGACCTCATGCGCCGGCCGCTGGTGACCCTCTGCGAGCACTGCCGCCTTCCTGTCGAGCCCACTCCACCGGAAACGGCCGCATCAGTTTCGGCAGCGTCATCCCCTCCGGCTGCCGTCCATCCAGGATGGCCTCGACGATGTCCGGCGCGAGCAGCGTCAGCCGCAGCACGCGCGAGACGTAGGACGCGTTGATCTTCTCAGCCGCGGCGAGTTCGTTGATCGTGGCGAAGCGCCCGGACTCCAGCATGCGCCGCCACCGAAACGCCCGCGCCACTGCCTTGACGAGCGTGATGTCCTGGCGGCGCTCAAGCGCCAGCACGCCGGGTGTGACCATCGCCTTGCGCCCGCCCCGCGGCTTCACCCGGAGCGGGATGATGACGGTGAGCGTCTGCGGGGCATGGTTCATGCGGCCGCCCTTCCCGGGTCCCCGGCCTTCGCGGCGAGGTCACGCACCAGGCTGCCGAGCCCGTCCAGCCGCAGCCGCACCGCGGCGCCCTCAGCTCGGACATCGACCCGGTCCACCAGCAGCCGCACGATCCGCGCTCTCTCTGCTGGGAAGAGCTCGTCCCACAGCGGCTCGATCCGCGCGAGCGCCAGCAGCACCTCCTGCTCCGTCACGTCGGTCGCCGTGGTGCGCGCCGCCCGCCAGGTGCCGACCACCATCTCGGGCTGGCGCAGCAGCGCGCGGACCTGGGCGATGACCGCCGCCTCGATCTCCCCGGCCGGGAGACGCGCGATCGCCGGCCGCTCGGTGGCACCGCCCTTCAGCACCGCCTGGCTGACATAGTAGCGGTAGATCTGCCCGCCCCGCCCGCGACTGTGGCTCGGCGACATGGCGCGCCCCTCGCTGTCGAAGATCAGCCCGCGCAGAAGGGGCGCGGTGGTGTTCCGCGTCCGGTTGACCCGCACCCGCGGGCTGACCTGCAGGATGGCGTGCACCGCGTCCCACTGCGCCTGGGTGACGATCGCGTCGTGCTCACCTGGGTAGGCCGTGCCCTTGTGCACGGCCTCGCCGAGGTATACGCGGTTGCTGAGGATGCGATAGACGTCGCTCTTCGTCAGCGGGCGGCCCCGCTTCGTGGTGGCGCCTTCGGCGCGCAGGATCTGCACCAGCCTGGTGCAGGACTCCGTCTCGACGAAGCCCTGGAAGATGCGCCGCACCAGTGCGGCCTCGGCGTCGTTCACCACCAGCTTCCTGTCACGCACGTCGTAGCCGAGCGGCACGAAGCCGCCCATCCACATGCCGCGCTTGCGCGAGGCGGCGATCTTGTCGCGGATGCGCTCGCCGATCACCTCGCGCTCGAACTGCGCGAAGGACAGCAGGATGTTCAGCGTCAGCCGCCCCATGCTGGTGGTGGTGTTGAAGGACTGGGTCACGGACACGAAGGTCACGTTGTTCGCGTCGAACACCTCGACCAGATTGGTGAAGTCGATCAGTGAGCGGGACAGGCGATCGATCTTGTAGACCACCACGACATCGACCAGCCCGGCCTCGATGTCGGCGACCAGGCGCTTCAGGGCGGGGCGTTCGAGGGTGCCGCCGGAGATGCCGCCATCGTCGTAGCGGTCGCGCACCAGCACCCAGCCCTCGGCGCGCTGGCTGGCGATGAAGGCCTCGCAGGCCTCGCGCTGCGCGTCGAGGGAGTTGAACTCCATCTCAAGCCCTTCCTCGCTCGACTTCCGCGTGTAGACCGCGCAGCGCAGCTTCCGCACGGTCGCCGGCATCGTGCCGGCCGGCATCGCATCGCGCTTCATGCCGCGCTCCGGCTCGGGCGCAGCCCGAAGAACACGCGCCCGTTCCAGCGCGTGCCGGTGATGTGCCGCGCGATGGCAGAGAGCGACTGGTAGGGCTGGCCCTGGTACTCGTAGCCGTCGCGCGCGACGGTCACGACATGCTCGACGCCCTGGTACTCTCGGATGAGCTGCGTGCCGGCGATCGGCTTGTCGTCGCCGCGCATGCGGCGGACCGTGACTTTCCCGCCATCGAGCTGCTCGCCGAGCGCCTCGAGGCGGGCCAGCGTCTCCGGCTTCAGGCCGCCATAGGCGAGTTCCTGGATCCGATAGGCCAGCCGGCTTTCCAGGAAGCGCCGGTTGTAGGGCGGGGGCTCGGTGCCGAAGAGCTCGCGCCATTGCTGCTTCAGCGCCGGCGTGGCGGCGGTCTTCAGCGCGGCGAGCCGGCCGAGCACATCGGCGGGCGGGATGGCGGGGGCGGTGAACGCCGGCGGGGTGGCGGGCTTGGGCTTGGTGGTGCGCGTCATGCGTCTCTCCGGTTGGTCCGGTTCGCATGACGGCGCTGGGTGGCCGAGAAGTGTAGCAACCTCTCTCCGCAGTCCGCCGAGTCGCGCGCGGCTTCCTCGGCAGCGCGGCTGCGGAGCCGCAGCATCCCGCGCGCGAGGATGGCGCAGACCTCGCGCAGATGGGGCGGGAGGAGGGGGTTGGCGGGGCGGTCGTCGCGGCGCATGCCGAGCAGGATGCAGAAGCACGCTGGTGCGGCGAAGACGGTTCGATGCGCGAAGCGAACGCGTGCACGCACAAAAGCAACGGCGCGTAGAGATGCGGAAACGATCAGCCCGACGCGGCGAGCTCCCGCTGCGCCTGCGGCGCCCCCAGACCGACCTTCTCCTGCAGCCAGGTCGCAAGCCTCGACCAGCGACGTCGCATGCCGGTTCCGCGAACCGCGATCGCGATGGCCCTGCGCTGCCCGACCAGGACGACGAGTCGCTTGCCGCGCGTCACGCCCGTGTAGAGCAGGTTCCGCTGCAGCATCGGGTAATGCTGCGTGACCACCGGCATGACCACGACCGGATACTCCGAGCCCTGGCTCTTATGGATGGTGGTTGCGAAGGCCGGCATCAGAGCATCGAGCTCGCCAAAGCCGTAGCGCACCTCGCGATCGTCGAAGCGCACCACGAGCTCGCCCATCTCCTCGTCGATCGCCACGACCTGGCCAAGATCGCCGTTGTGCACCTCCTTCTCGTAGTCGTTGTCGAGCTGCATCACCCGGTCGCCCGGCGCGAAGCGCCAGCCGAAGCGCTCGACTGCGACAGGTGGGTTTGGGTTCAGTGCCGCCTGCAGCGCGAGGTTGAGCGCGCGGACGCCGGCCGCGCCGCGCGTCATCGGGCAGAGGACCTGGATGTCGCGGAGGGGATCGAAGCCGAAGCGCTCGGGGATGCGCTTGCTGACCAGCGTGACGATGCGTTCGGCGACCGTCTCAGGGTCATCGGCAGGGACGACGTGGAAGTCACTCTCCTCGCCACGCGGGGCCGTCTGAGGCAGCTCGCCGCGGTTGATCGCATGCGCAGCCTGGACGATGCGGCTCGCCGCAGCTTGCCGGAACACCTCCGTCAGGCGCACGACCGGGAGGGTGCCGGACGAGATGAGGTCCGCGAGCACCTGGCCGGGTCCCACCGACGGCAGCTGATCGACATCGCCAACGAACAGCACCGCCGTGCGATCGGGCACGGCGCGCAGGAGCGCATACATCAGCGGCACGTCGACCATCGAGGTCTCGTCGATCACGAGGAGATCGGCCTCGAGCGGGTGCTCGACCCCGCGACGGAAGCCGCCCGAGACCGGATTGACCTCGAGCAGCCGGTGGATGGTCTTCGCCTCCATCCCGCTCGCTTCGCTCAGCCGCTTCGCTGCCCGCCCGGTCGGTGCGCACAGCGCGATGGTCGCGCCCTTGGCGGCAAGGACGCGCAGGATCGCGTTCACGATCGTCGTCTTGCCCACACCAGGGCCACCGGTGATGACGAGGATCTTGCTGGCGAGCGCTGCCGCGACCGCCGCGCGCTGGCTGTCGGCAAGCGTGATGCCGATCCGCTGCTCGACCCAGGGGATCGCCTTTGCAGGATCGATCGCAGGCCACGGTGTCGGGGCGGCGGTGATCGCGGCAAGACGCTCGGCGATCCCCTGCTCGGCACGATACAGGCCCACGAGGAAGATGATGCGCCGCTCGTCGACCTCCGCAGCGATCACCGAGCCGTCCGCCAGCTCTAGGTCAAGGGCGGTGCGCACGAGCGCCTCGGGCGCTTCAAGCAGCCGCTCGGCGAGCGGCACCAACTCCTCCTCGGGCAGCCCGCAATGCCCCTCGTCCATCGCTTCCCCGAGCGCGTGCGCGATGCCGGCGCGGAGGCGAATCAGCGCGGTCTTCTCGATCCCGAGCCGCATTGCAATCGCATCGGCGGTCTTGAAGCCAATGCCGCGGATATCCCGGGCGAGGCGATAGGGGTTCTCGCTCATCACCCGAATCGCCTCGGCACCATAGGTCTTGAAGATGCGCACTGCGCGCGCAGTGCTGACTCCATGGCTGTGCAGGAAGACCATGATCTCCCGCACGACCTTCTGCTCGGCCCACGCGGCCTGGATGCGCTCCGCGCGCATCGGCCCGATGCCCGGAACCTCGCGCAGCCGCTCGGAGGCGTTCTCGATCACGTCAAACACATCGGTGCCGAACGCCTTCACCAGCCGTTTGGCGAAGCCAGGCCCGATGCCTCGGATCAGGCCCGAGGCGAGGTACTTCTCGATCCCCTCGGCGGTCGTGGGCGCAGAGGCACGGAGGAAGCGGGCGCGGAACTGCGGGCCATGGGTTCGGTCGTTCACCCACTCGCCGGTGGCGATGATCCACTCTCCGGCCGAGATGCTGGCCGCATGGCCGACGACCGTCTGGAGGTCGCGTCGGCCGCGCACCTTGACCCGCAACACGCAGAAGCCGGTTTCGGCGTTGTGGAAGGTCACCCGCTCGATCAGCCCGGACAGCGTCTCGGTGGTGGCAGCGGCGGCGGCCGTTGTGACCGCGGTCATGGATCCTCGCGACCCGCAGGAACAGACGAGCAGGCGCGCCCGCACAGCTTCAGCGTGCCGGAACACGCTGATCGGCCAGCAACGGGACTGACGGACGCCGGGGCCATGCAGGATGGTAGAACGGGTACGCGTCGATTCGTGAGTCCGCGTGCGCTCACCCGCGGAGGTCAGGAAGGATCGCCGTGCAGCGTTCCGTCGCGAAGGGGGCGTTGCGCGGGCATCCATCGGTGATCGCGCAAAGCACATCCGGCATCGCGGCGTCCTCTCCGAAGCGGCGCATCGGGTTGCCGCGCTGGTACCGCCCCTCGCGACCACAGGGCACGCAGCGGACGAGCACGGTGTCGAAGGGGTAGGTCCCGACCGTCAGTGCGCCACGGCTCATGGTGACTGCTGCCTCCCTCAGTGCGTCCTGTTCCCGGCGCGCCAATCCCAGGGCATGTCGAAGGTGCCAGCCCACATGCCTTTCCGCGCGCGCTCGGCCGCCTCCTCCTGGGGGACATAGTCGAGGCTGAAGCGACGGAACGCGACAGCCCAGCCCTGCGTCACCATCCAGCCGGCGATGTCCTCGGAGTCGCGGTAGCAAACGGCGATCAGTCGCCGATACCGATCGTAGGACCTACCGACGCACCGGACGCTGCCACGACCGAGCCGGTCAGCGAGCGCATTCGCTGCGTCCTTTCCACAGAGCCAGCGCATCCCCGCGCGCGTCGCGCAGATCTGGTTGCTCTCGGGAGCATCGATGCCGTGGATCCGGATCCGGTTCCCGTGGATCTCGATCGTGTCGCCGTCGATCACCGATGCGACGCCCTGAACAGTCTTTGCGTGACCAGGAAGGATGACCGCGTTTATGGCCACCAGGGCCGCGAGGATCACTGGCCAGATATGTCGCGTCATCGCAATGCTCGGGGTCGAGGCTACAGCTTCTTCGCCGCCCAGATGACGCGGCCGATGATGTTGACCTCGTCAGCGTGGCGCTCATAGGTCGGGTAGTCTGGATTGATTGACCGGATCACAACCGTGGTCGGCTCGGAGCTCGGCACGTGCTCCACGCGCTTGGCGACCACGCCCATGCCGTCCCAGATCACAAAGACGCCCGGCGGCACGGGAACGCGCTGGCTGATGTCGACGAGGATGCGGTCGCCAGACGAGAGCAGCGGCTCCATCGAATCGCCATCGATGGTGATCACGCGCAGATCCGCAGGCCGTGCACGAAGCTCATGCCGCAGCATTTCCTCAGGGAACACCCAGGTTCGCGCGACGGCCTCGAGCCCTTCGTTCAGCGCACCAGGCCCCGCAGACGCACGCACGTCGATCTCGGGCACGGACGCGAACCCAACAGGCACTTCGATCCGCTTCTCCCATAGGCGCTCCACGATCGGTTGCTTGCCCGGCTTCGGAGGAGGTTGCCCGCGTTTGTCCGGCGACGCGAGGGGTCGCTTCAGCGTCCGCGTCACGGGATGACGTAGATCGTCTGGCCCCACACCGAGCAGTGCGCCGAGACTCTCCCGCACATCCTCGGGCAGCACCTTGGGCGTGCCGCGATAGAGAAACTGGTGGAGATAGGCCGGGTTTTTGCCGATCGCGAGCGAGGCGTTCTTCAGGTCGGTCTTGTTCAGCTGGATGAGCTTCATCAGCCGTAGGCGGATTGGGTCGAGATCCATGGCCGGCAACTCCTTGATCTGCCGAGATAGGGGATAGCCTATTTTTACTGTTTGACCAATCCAAGCGTCCAGCATTTCCTATCGCCACGATGACAAGCTTCAGCGAACAGTTCCTCGCCCGCGTGGAGGGGTTTCTCGCGGCGACCCGGATGCGCGTGACCGATTTCGGTCGCGAGGCAGTCGGAGACCCGAGCTTCGTGACGCATCTGCGCCGCGGACGATCGCCCACGCTCGCCACGGCCGATCGGGTGCTCGCATTCATCGCGCGGGTCGAGGCTGAGCAGCTCGCCAAGGCATCGCGGAGTGCGGCGCAGTGAGCGAGCGACCCGTGCATCTCAACCAGCTGCAGCTTGCGCGTCGCTGGCACGTCAGCCCTCGCACGCTGGAGCGGTGGCGCTGGCTCGATCGCGGCCCTGCCTTCGTGAGGCTCGGCGGGCGAATCGTCTATCGCCTCGAGGACGTCGAGGCCTACGAGGCAGCCCGGCGCCACGACCCCGCGCAGGAGCAGAGCTCTTGAAGCCGCTCCTCGCGATGCACCACGTGGCTGACGCCAACGCGCTTGCAGACTGGCTGGTCGACGCGAAGGCCGGCGAGCAAGCCGTCTATCACTGCGGCCATCTCGCCAGCGACCTCGCACCTGGCAGCAGCGGCCTGACGCAGCAGCGTCGCCGCGAGCTTGCAGTGCTCGCACAGGCTGCCTGGCGGCTTGCCGAGCGTGGCCTCGTGCATCTCGTGCAGCGCCGGGTCGATGAGACGGCCTGCGCCTACCTCGTCATCGCGCGGCGGCGCCCCGTCGTCCCGATCCGGCGACCCACACCTCCGGGGCCGCACGCCTCCGTGCGCGCCGAGATGCCGTCCCCATCCAAGACCAGGAGCATCGCGTGACCCATCTGCACAACCGTCCGACGCTGGAGAGCGTCCGGCACGCACCCGTCGGCGAGCTGCTCACATTGCCCGCCGAGCATCTGGCGCTGCTGCAGCAGGACGCGCGCGAGGCGGTCGAGGCGGCGAAGCGGACGCAGGACTGGATCGAGGGCGTGATCGCGCGCCGCTACGCGGAGCGCGCCGCCGAGGCACGCCGTGCCGCCGGCAAGGACACTGGCACGGTCCGGCTGCAGGACGGCGCGGTCGAGATCGTCGCCGAACTGCCGAAGAAGGTCGAATGGGACCAGGCGCAGCTCGCCGCGCTGGTCGAGCGCATCCGCGCGAGCGGCGAGGATCCGGCCGAATACGTCGAGCTCGGCTACCGCGTCTCCGAGCGCGCCTACGTCGCCTGGCCCGAGCGCATCCGCCGTATCTTCGAGCCGGCGCGCACCGTGCGCACCGGCAGGCCGAGCTTCCGGCTCAGCATCCTCTCCGAAGTCGAGCGTCGCGAGCCGAAGGCAACGCCCGAAGGGCGGTACAGCCCGCACGTCCGCATGGCCCAGGGAGACCGCTGATGCCGCTGCGCATCGTCACCGCCGACGAGCGGCTCTCCGAGGCGGCCAACAAGACCACCATGGCGCTGTTCGGGCCGAGCGGCGTCGGCAAGACCAGCCTGCTCAAGACCCTGCCGGCCGAGACGACGCTCTGCATCGACCTCGAGGCCGGCATGAAGTCCGTCCAGGACTGGCGCGGCGACAGCATCCCCATCCGCTGCTTCGAGGACGCGATCGACCTCGCCTGCCTGATCGGCGGCGTGAACCCGGCTGCCGATCCGAGCGGGTTCTTCTCGGCGGCGCACCACCAGCACGTCGCCGCCGCGCATCCCGACCTCGTTCGGCTGCTCGCTGGCAAGAGCATCGTCTTCCTCGACAGCATCACCGACCTGACGCGCCAGGCGATGGCATGGGCGAAGACCCGGCCGGAGGCGTTTTCCGACCGCACCGGCAAGCCCGACACGCGCGGCGCCTACGGCCTGATGGCGCGCGAGGTGATCGGCCTGCTCAAGCACCTGCAGCACGCGCCGGGCAGGACCGTGATCATGGTCGGCATCCTGGAGCGCGTCACCGACGAGTTCGGGCGCGTCTCCTGGCAGCCGCAGATGGAGGGCGGCAAGGCCGGCCGCGAGCTGCCGGGCATCGTCGACCAGGTGGTGTCGATGGCGCTGTTCTCGCGCGATGCGCAGGGCGCGCTGGTGCATGACCCGGAGCGCGGCACCGAACGCCGTCTCGTCTGCCGCACCGGCAACGGCTTCGGCCTGCCGGCGAAGGACCGCTCCGGCCGCCTGGCCGAGACCGAGCCGCCCGATCTCTCCGCGCTTCTCCGCAAGATCAACCTCACGCCCAGGAGCTGACGCATGACCTTCGACATGAACGACGCCGAACTGCCGCGCGGCAGCGATCTCATCCCGGACGGCAGCTTCGTGAAGCTGCGCATGGAGATCCGCAAGGGTGGCATCGACGGTGCCAGCCCCTTCGACCGGGAACTGCTGAAGGCGGCGAAGACCCCCGGCAGCGACGTGCGCATGCTGGACTGCGAGTTCACCGTGTTGGCGGGGCCGCATGCGCGGCGGAAGTTCTGGCAGAGCTTCACCGTCGCCGGCGGCAAGGTGGACGAGCAGGGTGTGTCGATCGGCTGGAAGATCTCGAAAGGGATGTTCCGGGCGATGATCGACAGCGCCTCTGGCCTCGACCCGAAGGACATGAGCGAGACGGCGAAGGCCAAGCGCATCCTGCGCGGCCTGTCTGACCTCAACGGCATCACCTTCGCTGCGAAGCTGCGCGTCGAGCCAGCAAACGACCCTCGCTACGGCGACAGCAACCGGATTGATCGCGTCGTGCTGCCGGGCGAGCCGGAATACGCGCGCATCATGGCGGGCGAGACCGTGCCGCCGCAGCCGTCGCACAGGCCCGCGAGGAAGGCCGCCGCGCCGCAGGCGCCGGCACCGTCCTGGGGCTCGTCGCAGGCGTGGCCCGCGGCCAGCACGCCCGCCTGGGCGCCCCCTGCGGTATCCGCTCTGCCCCCGGCGGCGCCCCCACCCGCGGCGACGAAGCCGAGCGGGGGCCCCGCGTGGCTGAACGGCTGATGCGGCGATGGCCCGTGCTCGACGGGCGCGATTCGGACCCTACCGCCCCGCGGCGGTGGATGACCGTCGCCCCGCACGCCTGCTCTCGCACGCGGAATGGTCGGCGCGGCGTCTCTGCGCGCTGTGCAGCCGCGAGGCGCGCGGCTTCGGCTACATCCACCGGCTGCACATCGGCGATGTGCCGCTCTACCGCTTCTGCTCCATGGCGTGCTGCGAGGCGGGCGGTGCGCTCGTCGAGCGAGGTGGCGGCGTGATCGACAAGACCGCCATGGAGGTGCAGGCGATCAAGGACGCGCGCCGTCCCTTTGCCGAGGTGCTGCAGGAACTCGGGCTGCTCGCACCCTTCCACGACCGCAGCGCGGCGGAGATCGACCGCATCATCGAAGCCTGCATCGACGGCTTCCAGGCCTCGATGCAGCGCCAGGCCGCCGAGCGCGCCCCGCTCGACGACCCAATTCCGTTTTGAGTTGGTAGTGCTGCTCGACCTGAACCACGGCTCCGGAGCGGTGTACGGACGCGGCGACGCGCCGCCGAGCGACGCTGCAGCCATCTCCGCGCGCATCAACCTGCACGTCGACGCGGCGTTGCTCGCGCGGCATCGTCGGCAGACGCCGCGCGACTATCTCGGTGGCAGCCGCATCGGCGAGCCCTGCGCCCGCAAGCTCGTCTACGAGATCACGCACGCGCCGAAGGACCGCGACGTCGACGCTGACATCCTGCGCATCTTCGACGCTGGCCACCAGTTCGAGGCGCTCACCATCCGCTGGCTCCGGCTCGCCGGCTTCGACCTGCGCGACCGTGGTCCGGATGGCGAGCAGTTCAGCTTCGTGGCGGCCGGCGGTCGGCTGCGCGGCCACGCCGACGGCGTGATCGTCGGCGGCCCCGCGATCGGCCTGCGCTGGCCCGCGCTGTGGGAGCACAAGGCGCTCGGAGCGCGCTCGTGGACCGACCTGGTGAAGCACGGGCTGCGCCTCTCCAAGCCGATCTACTTCGCGCAGGTGCAGCTCTACATGGCCTACCTCGAGCTCGAGGCGGCGCTTGTGACGGCGCTGAACCGCGACACGCTCGCGTTGCACCACGAGGTCGTGCCGTTCGAGCCGGCGGAGGCGCAGCGCCTTTCCGATCGTGCCGTCGACATCCTGCTCGCGGTCGATGCCGGCGAGTTGCCGCCCCGCATCGCTGCCCACCGCGACTTCCACCTCTGCCGCTTATGCCCGTACGCCCGCCTCTGCTGGGAAACGCCTGCATGAGCGACATCACGCCCTCCGACGCGCAGCATCGCGCGATCGCCGCGATCAAGCACTGGTTCCAGAACGAGACCCACCGCAAGCAGGTGTTCCGGCTGTTCGGCTATGCCGGCACTGGCAAATCCACCGTGCTTCGCTTCGCGCTGGAGGAGCTCGGCCTCGAGCACCACCGCGCCGGCGGGGATGGCGAGACCTGCGTGCCCGGCGTGGTCACCGCGACGTTCACCGGCAAGGCGGCGCTGGTGCTGCGCCGGAAGGGCACGCCCGCACGCACCATCCACAGCCTGATCTACTCCGTCATCGAGGCCACCGAAGAGGAGGTCGAGGCTGCCGAGAAGAAGATCGAGGAGGCGGTGGCCCGAGCCCGGGGGCTGACCGGCTTTGAGCGGACTGCGGCGGAGGCGACGATCGAGGCGATGCGCCAGGGTGTTGCCGAGATGAAGCGCCCGCGCTTCGCACTGAACCCCAAGAGCGACGCCGCGCACGCGAAGCTGATCGTGCTCGACGAGGTCTCGATGGTCGGCGAGGAGATGGCGCGCGACCTGATGAGCTTCGGCAAGCCGATCCTCGTGCTCGGCGACCCCGGCCAGCTGCCGCCGATCCAGGGCGAAGGAGCGTTCACCCGCGACGCGCCCGACGTGATGCTCACCGAGATCCATCGCCAGGCGGCGGA